ATGAAAAAGGTTCTATCTCTTGTCCTTGCGGCGGCGCTTGCCGCGTCCCTCTCCGCCTGCGGCGGCGCTCTTGTCGATCTGGACACACCCAAATCGGAGGAACTGACGGCGCAGTATGATTTTTACCCCGATGCCATGAACGCTATTCGGGCAGATATGAAAATCACTCCCGAACAGGCCGATGAAGTCTTTATCGTTCTGACTTCCTGCGGCCTTGACGGGAAGATTACAAGCATTTCCGAAAGCAAGGGCGTGTATACCGTCTATTATGGCGGTTCATCCCTCGACGTTGCACTTTCTGACGGTGCGGTTGAAACCGTCTATTCCGGGCGTGATATGCTGTACCCTGAATATCACAAGCATAACGTCTTGATGGACTATGACTTGACCGTAAAGGACGTGAAAACGGGTTCCGGCGATAAAATCGGAGAATATGCCTATATCCGCATTACAAAAGCACAGCTTCAAGCCATTACGGAAGAAAACTACAAAGAATTTGCGGAAACCGTCGTCAAGGACAGCGGCTACAACTGGGTTGCAATTCTCTGTGATGACGGCACGGGTATTTGTTTCCCCGGTTCTATGTACTATGTCGGTACATACGGGAAGCAAGATACCGACGGTTCTATTCTTGAAGATTACGGCGCTATCACGCTGGACGAAAACGGCGGCTATACATACGAACAGTTCTGAACGGCAGGAAAGCAAAAGCGACGGGCGCAACGCCCGCCGCTTTCTTTATGCCTTTTCCTGCTCCGCGTCTGCCGCGGCCTGAACCTCTGCCGCGAACTGCTCCGGCGACAGTCCCAACACCGCCGCCGCCCGTTCGTCCATCAGCGATTCGATCATATCGTTTATGCTGTCAAACCCGCTTGCCTTTGCCGCTCTCTGATATACAGACTTTTTGCCTTTCTTTACATACGGGTAAAGCCTATCATAATTCTTGTCGTTGTATTTCCGCTTCGCGTCTGTCGCGGCTTGCCCGCGTGGGTTTCCATATTTGCTTGCCATTGTCACCACTCCTTTACTTGTCCATTTTATCACGCTGTTTATACTAACGCAAGTATAAAAACATACAATCTAACGTTAGTATATTTGTGCATCATTCCAACTTGTATTTATACTAACGTTAGTATATAATCATAATCAGAAAGGGAACCCAAAGCCGCCCGGTTGTCGGGGCGTATAGTTCGACAACAGCCAACCTTACGGGCTGACACGAAAAGGGAACCGACACGGCATACAATGACACTTCAACATCTGGTTTTATATATGGGGGTAATCAATATGAAAAAGTTCGAGATCGGCAAGGAATATTTTGACCGTAGCGCCTGCAATCACGATTGCATTTTCACCATCAAGATTATCAAGCGCACCGAAAAGACGGTGACGTTCGAGCGTAACGGCAAGACCCGCCGCGCAAAGCTGTTCTTCGATGAACGCGGCGAATATATCATTCCCGAACGTTATTCTATGGCCCCGGTCTTCCGTGCTGAAAACGAGGTTCAGCCGGAAGAGGAACCCAGCGTCGAGGAAGCCACCGCCGAAACGTCCTGCGGCGTTGAGATCGTCCAGCCCGCCGATGTGAACACCGTTGTTGTTATGGTGGGTCAGCGCGTCGAACGTGTCTGCGGTGCTTGCTATCCTCCGCAGGGCGGAACCGTCATCGGCTTTGTTAGCCTGCCTGATACCCGTTTCTTTCACGGCGGCGTTTTCGCTATGGTCCTGTATGACGGCGCAAAGGCTCCTGAACGTGTCCGCCTGTCCGACATTCACCGCCGCGGGTGGCGCTCTCCCGGCGGTTCTCCGTTGGGTGTGTTTGTCGCCTGACGCTTTACCGGGGCGGCGGTTTCCGCCGCTCCCTTTTCGCGCCGCTGTATCTACCGCAACGGCGCAAAATTTTTCTGCTTTTTCGCATTTTCCCTATTGACTTTATACTAACGTTAGTATATTATAAGAGCATAAAGAAAGGGGGTGACAAGGTGAAGAAGAAAAAGAAAAAGCCCACGAAATCGCGGGTCGATGTTCGGACCATCGTAATAACCGCAATCGTGGACTTTCTGGTAGGGCTTGCGTTACTGATAATTGATAAGCTGACGTAAGCCGAAACCCCGTATTCTATGGGCGGGTTCACCGCCCACCCATAGAATACACTTTTTCTTCTGAACTGTCAACCATGCTTGAAAAACTCGGAATCTTCCTGATCGCTGTTGCCGTTGTGAAACTGATTATCGCCGCCGCGGTCCATTACCGCCGCAAGAAAGGGGAATGAACATGAAAAGAACTGCAAACAAGTTCCAGCGGGCCTATATGGTCGCCAAAGCCCGCGTGCAGGAAGTCGAATCCCAGCAAGAAGCCATCGAAAAGAAGTTCATTGCCGACAAAGGCATTGTCAATCCAGACGGCTCCGTTCCCGAATTCCTTTACTGCATGGAGGATGACGCGGCCTTTGAAAAGGCGAACGACGAATGCGCCGCGCTGATTGTCTCCGCCGGTCTTGAAGAAGAACTGAACGCCGCCCGTTCCGTCCTGAAAGCGTCGGAAGATAGCTTGATTGCCTACGGTCTGTCCCTTGCTCCCGCTGGGGTCCGGGCCACGTTGGAAAAGGCCGTTCAGCACAACGCCGCAACCCGCGCAAAGGTCCTTGACCTCGCGTTCCGGCTTGACGTGTCCACGGTCAGCGCATAAGATAAAGGCGGGCGGCGCAAGCCGCCGCCCGTCCTGTGGTAGAATGTGTGGGTTGTTTATGAAAAAGATTGTTGATTGCTACATATATCGGGGCGAATGGATTCTTCCTTTTGAATCCGGCTGGTTTCTGGAATCCGAAAGTTGTTCCGGGAAAGTGGACGGCATTCCCATTTATAGGGCATTGTCGGACGCAAAGAACGCCATTCGCAAGCGTCTTGACGGGACCCAAACCGCCGAACCGCGAATAATCGGAACCGCGGGCTGGAATGAAACTTCACAACAATATTTTATCGAAAAGCGCGAAAAAAAGCCCGCCGGGGAATGACCCCCGACGGGCTTTCGTTTTTGTCCGAATCGGACGTGTTTAGTTTTCTGCTGGTTCGGTCTGGACGGCCTGTTCTTCGATGCCGACAAGCAGGCTTTCCACGGATGGGGTGTCGATGTAGCCTTTCAAATTCTCATTCGCGCCCCATGCTTTCTTCGCTTCCTCCAAAGCGGCTTCGATCATTTTTTCAATATCGCTGGACGTGAAAAGCAGTTTCAGCACCGCCGGGATTCGCTGATAAATCCAGTCCGCGACGGCGGCATATTTCAGGGAACCCGTACCGCTTCCGAACTGCTTTTCGGCCTGCGTTACAAGGTTGAAAAGGATTTGCTTCAAAATCTTTGTTTCGCCGCGCTTGATAAGCACGGCAACCACCGCGAGGAAAGCGACGACGACAAGCACGCTGTCCCAATTCTTCGCAAGGAATGTAAGAACGTTCATTTCTGTTTCTCCTTTCTATCTGTCAGCCAATGACGGTACAGCCGGATTCAGGGACCCAGCCCAAACCGTCGATGTGTACGCCGCACTTGCGGGCCGGATAGTAATACTTCACCGTATACGTTCCGTTTACGGTCTTGCCCTGTCCGCCGCCGTTGCTGTCACGGTACAGCGGGCCGGAATACTTCACCTTTGCACCGACGCGCATTTTCGGCGCGGTCGTACCGCTCCCGACGGCCTGCACGTCCGCCGCATTGACCCAGCCGTAAACGGTAGAACCGCCGCCGGGCTGTTTGATAAGGTGGTAGGGGTGCTTTGCGCCCTTTGCAAGTGCCGTTACCTTTGCCGTTCCCGGCTTGCAGGCCGCGCCGCTTGCCGCCGCCGCGTTGGTGTAATTGGTGTTGCCCGTAAAGCGCACCACGTCGCCCACAGCGAACGCAAGCGTCGCCGGGGTGGTAGTTGTGCCGCTTGGCTTTGTCGTGCTTCCTGCGCCGTCCTGTGCGCCGCCTGCGGTGTCGTAGGTGATATACGGCAACTTCCCGTGCTTCGTCCACTTGCGCCCGTTCATGCCGGAAATAGCGCCAATGTTCAGGCACGCCGTCACCTGCACGCAGTTCTTGAAAGCGGGCGAACATTCGATGACCTTTCCGCCGCCGATGTATACGCCGATATGACCGGGCAACCAGACAGCTTCACCCGGAACAATGCCGCTGAAATCAGCGGACACGCCGGAACACTTCGTAATCATGGTGTCGGCCCCAAGATCGGGAACACCGTTGGAAGCATAGGCCGCGCCGCCGTATGGCTTCGCGGCGTTTCCGCTCCAACCCCAAAGAACGCCTTTGATAAGGCATACGCAGTCGAACCCGTAGACGGGCGGGTTCTTATCCGCCGCCGCCCGAATCATCGCCGTTCGCGCGGCCTGCTTGTTGTACCTGTGATTTGTGCAATAGCGGGACACGTTCGCGCCTGTCAGGGGCGCACCGAAACAGCCCATGACGTACAGCGTTTTATAGTTGTCCACAATGTTTTGCAATTTGTTGATAAATTCAGACGCTTTCATTTTGCCTGCTCCTTTCGCGTCTGCGGGGCTTGTGGTCCCCGCCGTGGTATTTGAACCGCCGGGCTTTGCGGCGCTTCCTGCGCCATCGTAGGCGGTCAGGGCGTATGTTTCGATGATTTGAACCAGCTTGTCCGCATATTTCGGGTCGGTCGCATAGCCCGCCGCGGCGATTGCCCGGCACGCGGTTTTATAGTCCCGCTCCCCGATGACCGCTTTATAGCGGGTATTGCACGAAAGCAAGTCGGAATGATCGGCAACGCTTTCCGCCCAACTGCCATAGGCCCGGAAAAGGCCCGTCACGGTCGTAAAGGTCACGCCGTCGTAGCACTCTTGCGTTTTGCCGCTGTAAACGGCCCCGGTCCAGCTTGTCCCGGCCTTGATGCCGAACAGGGCGTTTCCCTTGACCGTCAAGCCGGATTTGCCCCAGCCGCTTTCAAGGATTGCTTGTGCTATCGTCATGGACGCGAGGACCCCGCTTTTCTGCATATCCGCCGCGGCAAGTGCGCCCACCCGCTCGATGAATTTCTTTTGTTCCTGTGTCATGTGTATTCCTCCGTTACGGCTGAACGTTGTTCAGGTCAACGGGCATTCCCTCCGTTTCCTCCGGGTTCGCCTTTTTGATTTTCACAACGTTTTCCGCCTTTGCTTTCCACGAATAAAAGCCGATGACCGTTGCCGTTGGTGTTCCAACGTAGGCAAGGAAAACGCCAAGCTGTGAAGCGTCGAGGACGACGGCCCACACGCCCACGCCGAATCCGGCGAAATAGGTACAGAGGACCGCCCAAAGAACCAGCTTTGAACACTCTGTCTTCCGGCGGTTCTGCTTGCCCTCTTTTCGTCGGCGGGTCCGTCGTCCGCTCAACAGCAGGACGGCGGCGAACCCGCCAACCAGCCCGGCGGCAACGCTGAAAAGATAAATCATGCCGCGCCACCTTTCTCATAGAAAATCGTGCTTTACCAACCGTTCGTCATACACCCTCTTGATGTTTGCAACCGCGTGTGTGGCGCGGTTGTTTTCATATTCCGGGTGTGTGTCGCAGTATTTTTCGTAAAGGTCGATTTCGTGCAAAATCTCGATGAAGTCTTCCTGCGTGTGCGGAATGTCCCGCAACAGTTCGTTGTTGAATCGCAGGATTTTTGAACGGTGAAAATCAGCGTTCCGCGCGTCGTCCGTTTTGATATGGTCGTCAAGGATTTTACGGGTTTCGTCCAGCTTCCGCAGAACGTCGCCGTTGATTGCCCGCCCAATGGCACGCGCAAGCCACGTCCACGGGTTCAACTTCACGGGGGCGATTTGAACCAGCGTCAGAACCACAAAGGCAATTCCTCCGCCGCTTGCTATCTCTCTGATTGTCATTCTGTTACCTCCCGCAAATGAAGTCCCCGTAAACGCTTTTCAGCGAATACGGGGCGATTGTGGGCGGCGCTTCCTGCGAGTGATAAACCGCGCAGTCATACGCCCAAATCAAATAACGCGTTGTGTCCTCCGCCCAAATAGCAAGCGGCATAATGAAGAACCACAGCAGGCCGAACGCCGGGCAGATTTGGCCCAGCACGTTTCCCGGCTGATTGCTGTAATCCCAAACGCCCAGCCCTAACCACAGGTTCAGGACACACCCGGAAACAAACTCTACCGCAAGCACGATAACGGCCCCGATGACCGATTGCACGATGACCGGGGCGCGATAAAAGCGCGGGGCCTGATTGATAGTGCCAACCAGAACCCCGCACAGCCCGCCTACAACGAACATAGACGGGTGGGAGTACCCGCGGAAAAGCGTTTCAAATACGACGTAAGCCGCGCCCAGCGTGGCCCAAATCGTCAAGATACGTTTCACGCGTCGCCACCCGCTTTCTCAATCAGCGCCGCCATGCTTGCCGCAAGGTCGGCGGGCAGGTCCGCGCCGTACACGATAGCCGGGATTTCATCAAGCCCGGCCCGTTTAATCCACGCGTTCAGGTGGTTGCAGTAGGTGCGGTGATAGAAGACGTGGGCGGTCGCGGCCTGTGTAAGCGCGGTGAATTCCTCCGCGGTATACATACGGCAAAGTTCACCGTCGGCGTGGTACGGCACTTCCTCCGCACCCTCCTTGACCGTCTGGAACTGCGCCATAAGTTCGGTTTGGTCGTGTTCGGTCAGGCTGTAATGTGCGCCGCCCACGTCGATTCCGGCATAGATAGCCGCGGAACACGCAAGGCCGATTTCGGCTTTCTTCGCCGTGCGGACCTGCTCAACGTCGTTCCAGTCCTGCGGCGGTGTCACGCCCAGCCGCTCCAACTTCATATCACGAATGCTGTCTTCTCTGTGCTGAATGCTCATTCAAAGTTACCTCCCGCAGACGTAATGAAGCAATCGCCCGTTGCCGTTCCGCGCTTTACCTTGATGCGGAAATTGTAGCCCCAAGCGCTCGCCGTTTTGGTGGTGTTGGAAAGGAAGAACTTACTTCCGCTTACGACGTTCTGCGTCACGTCCTCCCACGTCGGGGAAGCGTCGTTGCCGTTGTTGCAGACTTCCACGGTGAATTTTGCGCCTGCTGGAATTTGACGCACGACAGACATGATACCCTTTGTCACCATATCGTCGGCAGTAAGAGGGGTAGCAAGCGTAAGTTCGATTTCCGTTTCATTTTTCGTGAACGTATACGTCCGGGTCGCGCTTCCGCCGTAGTTGTCCGCCGCAACGATTTTCAGCGTATGGGACCCGTTCAACAGCTTCACCCACTCTGCGGCGGTGATGTTGAACGAATAGGTCTGTCCGCTTGTCGCGGTGTAGGAACGCTTCTGCGTGCCGTCGATGTACTCCGTCACGGTCAAGGTCTGCCCGCTGTCTTCGTCCGTTACGCTGTAACTCTGCGCGAACGCGGCTGTCTTCGTTCCCAAGTTGGAATCCGTGCCGCTGATAACGGGCGCATGGTTATTTACCACCGTCCGCGTCGCGCTTGTCTGATACGCCGATTCCGCGCCCGCGCTGTCATACGCCTTGACGCGGTACGCAATAGAGGTCCATCCGAACGTGATTGCGTCGGTGTAACTGCGGTTGATGCCCTTGTATACCTGCGCCCATGCGCCGCCGTTGACCTGCCGTTCGAGGATATAGCCGGAAAGATTGCCGTCTTCGTCCGTGGAAGCCCCCCAACTGATAGACAGGCTTTCGCCGCCGCGCACGCTGGACGGAACTGTGATGGAAGAGGGCTTCGAGGGGGCGCGGTTCCAAATGATCGTGTATGCTCCGTCGGAATCCGGGCTATCAGATACCAAGATTCCAGAGGACAAATTACAAAGCGGGCGAACGCCGTAGCTGCCGTCGCAAGCGTCGTCCCAGCCCATCGCGCCAGAGGAATAGACGTTGCGGACGCTGTAAGAGTAGGACGCGTAAGCGTCGGCAAGCCACCACCACCACGGCGAATTTACGTTCAAACTGCTGTTCGTGTATTCGCTCTTGCTCACGGCTTCCGCCGTGGGGTAGGCAAGGCGTGAACTGTCGTTGCTGAACAAGGCCAGCTTGCTTCCTGCGGTCACGTCGCCGGACAAGCCGACTTCCGTACAGGTCGCAAGGAAGATTTTGTCGGTGCAACTCTCCGTACCGCCGCCGTCTACGGTCGCCTTGCCTACGGTGTGGGTCGTAGTCAGCAGGGCCGCAATGAAGTTCGCGGAGAAGCCCGCAAGAAAGCCCGCTTCCGCGTCGTATTCGTTGTAGGTGCTCCATACGTTCGCATTCGTCGGGGGAGCGTCCGCGCCGTGCTGGGCGCTGTACCACTTCCCGGCGGTGGCCTGACTGTTCAGCCATTGCCGCACGTTGGAAAGGGTCCAACGGTTATTGCCGTAACTGCGGCGGTCGCCGTCGCTGTTGCCGGATTCGATAGCGTCAAAGCATTTCAGGGAAATAATGCGCTCCGTAATCAGGGTCACAGCGCCGGACGGGTAGCCCGTGTGTCCCTTGTCGGCGATTTTCCAAATGATAGGCTTACCGTTGTAAAGCGTGCCTGTATCTTTGACAATCGCACCGACGGCAAGCGCATTCAAACTTTGGGCCATTGTTTTTCACTCTCCTTGAATAGATTTTGAAACAGACTGTCGGTTTTCTGTATCAGGTGATAGCAGTTGCCCTTTTCGGCGTGGCTCCGCCAACTTCCGTAGGACTGTTCAATATCCGAAAGGCTGATTTTCTCCCGGTCCAGTAGACCGCGCTGTTTCTTCAATTTGCGTTGTGCGTTACATTTGCTTGACCGCCGGACTTTGCGAATGATTTTGCCCGATTCGGTCAAGTAGGTGTGGAAGCCCAAGAAATCAATACCGTTCCGCAATGGGAAGATATTTGTTTTCTTGTTCAGCCGCAGACCCAGCCGGGCAACGTATCGTTCGATCTCGCCCCGGCAGTATTGCAAATACGCCTTGTCCTCATGTATCAAATAAAAATCGTCCATGTACCGCCCATAATAGCGAATACCCAGCTTTTCTTTTATGAAGTGGTCCATGCCCGAAAGATACATGACGGCGAACCATTGTGAAGTTTGGTTGCCGATAGGAATTCCCGGATTTTCCGTACTGTCAACAATAAGGTCAACTAACCACAGAATATCCGGGTCTTTGATGTACTTCCGCGTCATCTGCTTTAACGGCTCATGCTGGATTGAATAGAAATACTTCGATATGTCGCATTTCAAGACCCAGCCGTCCGAATAGCGCCGCACTTCTTCCAGGCCGGGCGGCGGCAATCCCGCGGCCCGTCGCTCCCGCTCGGCTTTCGCCTTGCGTGTGAAGTAGTAGGACCGCATGAATTCTTCAAGGCGGTATAACCCGTCATGTGTGCCGCGCCCGCTCTGCGATGCGTAGTTGTCCCGGATAAAGGCTTTTGAAAACGCGGGTTCAAGTATGTTGTCGCATAGGGAATGCTGAACTACCTTGTCTTTGAATGCGTTTGTCATAACGATTCGTTCTTTCGGCTCATAGACCTTGAAAACGAAATAATCTGACGGTCGGTAAGTTTTGGTTTTCAGCATTTCCGAAAGCAGGCATAGGGCTTCAAGAAGATTTGCTTCAAACTTTGCAACGCTGGGTTTGTGTCGCTTGCCCCTGCGTGCTTTCAGGAACCCCGCGTATAGGTTCCCGAAATCATATACCTGCTCGAATTCTGCGCCTTGCATATAAAAAACTCCTTGCCGTGTATAGAATCAGCCTTGCGCCCCGCGGCTCCCGCCGCACGCAACGCGTCATCATCGGACCGCGCCGCGCGTCCGCGGCGGGCGGAAGCTGGTTTCCGTGGACCTTGCTTCACCAATCTTGTATTTACCGTCGTGCTGTCACCGCGGCGGAGGGATGCGGCTTCCTTTGATAGTGGTCCTCTGTTTTCAGCCTTTCGGCCTACTCAATCGCGGTTTCCACCAAAGCGGGCGAACGCCGTTGTTGCCGTTGTAAGCGTTGTTCCAGTTCATCGCGCCAGAGGAATTGACGTTGCGGACGTTGTAAGAGTTGGACGCTACAAGTCGCACCCCAAGAAAAACGCCGGGCGTTACCGCCGCGGCGTGATTCCTCTATTCTGTTGTAGTGCGGCGAACCGCTCTCTATCCTGCTTCCTCCACTTTGCCGTCATGTTCTTCACGTTCATAACGTGCCGGGTCCATTCCGCGCATTGTTCGGAAGAGATAAGTTCCTTTTCAAAGGAAAGTTCGATCAGGAAAAGAACCGTCTTGCACTCTGTCAGCGCCTTTTTCTGTTCGTAGCGCCGTTCGCGGTATTCCTGCGGGTCTGTAAGGTCAAGTTCGTTCGCTTCCTGTATGTGCTGGAAAATGTCAAGCGTCAAATCGTGCAAGCGGTTTACGATGGTGAAGCGGTACTTCTTCGGAAATCTCCGTTCGCTTGTCATCATAAACGTGTGCTTGACTAAATCTTTCGCTTTCGTGATGATTGCAAATTCTTGTGCGGGCTTTTGTTCGGTTTGTCGCTGGTCTATTTTAGACACCGCCTTTCCCGGATTTGTTCGACTTCCTCCGGCGGTCCGTCAAAGGTAAATCCGTATTCGGTGACGGTCAGCGTTGCCCGTGTCCCGGCGTATGTCGTTCCGCATATCGTCAGGCTGTCCCCGGCGGCGCAATGGTCGCAGGGCGGTTCCAGTTCGACGAACAGGTTTCCGACGATGCAGGACAGTTCCCGCCGCGGGCAGGCATATTCCGTCAACATTCGATGCGCTTTCTTTCTTCGTTCCAGATACCCTTAACAAGCGTGATGCCGTCGAGGGAATCAAAGGACGCAAGAAACGGGTTCCCGGTGATGTTGTTGAACAGGCCGTCTTCCACGCGAGAAACGCGGCTTTCAATTCCTGCAATGGCGTTCAGCGCTTCGGTTACTCTGTTCGCGTCCGCCGCCGCCTGCTCTGCACCCTCCGTCCACGATGCTTTTTCTTCCGCCGTCACATGAATTTTCGTATCTTCCTTATGTTCGATCAGCCCCGAAATTGCCGTGTCGTAATTTCCCATCGTAGACGGGTTTACATGAATATCCGTATTATTCGCGTGTGCGTTTAGGTCGGTAACGTCTGCTTTTTTCTCAAACTCTGCGGCGTGTGCCGTCTTCGATGCGTCGTGGTCTTCAATGTCTTTTTTTGTTGCCGTTACTACGTTCGGGTCGATGATAAAAGAGATAGCGTCCGCGTTGGAAATCTCAATGTGCATCGTCAATTCGATTTCGCCCGCCGCTCCGCTTGAAATGATGACTTTTTCCGTGTCAGGGGTATTGCAAACCGCGATAAGGGTTTCTGTTTCGTCCAGAACGCCCATTTCGCGGATTGTCCACCCGCCAACATCGGACGGAATCACCGCTACTACGTCAATCATGTTTGGGGATTTCTCGTTGATCTCTACGCGGTTTACTTTTCCGCGCCACTTTTCGCCCTTTAATGCGGTCATGGTAGAATTCGGCTTGTAGTAGCTTCCGCCGCCGTCACCCACAGCAAGGTCCGTAATATTGATTTTCTTTCCCTCCATGACCGCCGCCGCAATCAGTTGTATTCCGCGGTCGGTCACAAGGGTTCCATACGTTTTATCTTCCATTTCTTCACCCTCCGTTCGTTATTTATTTGGGAATACTGCAAGTTTCCGCCCGTACTGCGTATAGCCGCCGCAGTAGAACCCGCCGTGCGATTCCATATTTCGCGCCAAGTATGGGTAGACTTCGACGCGTTGCCCGATAGCGTGGACGGCGGCAACCTTGACCGCTGTTCGCTTTTCGATTTGGTAACTGATTGCTTCAAGGTGGGACCGCAGGTTTTTATAAAACCGCACACGGTCGAGGACCGCCGCTTGACGGTCTGCGGTGATGCCCGCTTCCGTTGCGCCGATGACGACGCGGAATTTATACGGGTCGCCGCCGTACTCGAACCACTCTTCCACTTTCGTTCCGGGGTACACAGCCCCCAACGCCTTTTCAACGGCATACTTCGTTCCCAATCTGCGGTGGACCTGTATGCTGTCCCGAATGGTCCGGCGCTTTACCTCGATAGGATAGGAATAGTCGTACCAGTCAACGTGCAGGTCATAAGCCAGCACGTCCAACGTCGCTTCGTCCAGTTCGTCGATACGGGCGTAAATGATGTTCTTTCGGATTTCCGCCGCGGTCGTCTGCAACTGCGCTGAAATGGTCTGTGCAAGCGCCATCATGTCAGGGTCGTTTTTCAGCGCGGGCGGAAGCGAATTCGTGAAGTCTGCCGAATAGAAGTCTTCGTTATTCACGTTCCGCACCTCCGTTCACAACGGAAACCGTGCCGACTTGTGCAACTGCGTTGTCTGCCACAGTCGCAAAGACAGGGGAACGGACTTCAACACGCTTCACGCCCGTTTGCATCAACAAGGCGATAAGCTGGGATGGGTTCACGTCCCGTCCCATCTTTTCGGCCTGCCACTTCTGGAAAGACTTCACCGCCGCGGCAACGTCCGCCGCGATGGTGTCGGCGCTCAATGCGCCGCCCTCCTGCGTGTAGTAGGTCACGTTGATGTTATACGGAACGGCCTGCGGCGCGGCGACGGTCACATGGTCCGTCAGCGGGCGCACCGTGTCGGCGTTCAGAATGTCCAAAACCTCTTTCAAGATTTCTTCCCCCGGCAGTTCGCCGCCTGTCAGCAGAACGCGCACGTCTACTTCTCCCGGCTTCGGGGACGTTGCTTTCACGTCTGCGATCAGCGCCGACGCGGATTTTGCGAAATACTCATACCCGCCCAGCGGTCCCGCCGTAGAATAGGTTTCTACGCTCTCACGCATACGCTCATAGAATGCCGCGTCGCTTTCCCTGTCTGCTCCCCCTGCGCTCTCCGTTATGTTCTCGACGCTTTCGTAGTATGGGAAAATGTCTATCGGCTGGTTGATTTGTCCGGGGATAAATCCGTTTCCGTTTTCGCCCTCTATTTGGCACTCCGCTTCCACGCTCCCGGTCCGCTGTCCCGCAGGAATTGTCAGGTCCTCCAGCGTAGCGAACACGATTTCACCGTCAGGCGTGGCCCGCGTGCCTGCCGGAATGGTCGTTGCCACTTCCAGCGGGATAGAAAGCGTATATTGCAGGGTCGTTCGGGCCTTTTCAGGCTCCAACCGCTCCGCGCCCTTGAACAGTTCCGCGAGGGAATCCAGATATTCGCCCTCTGCATACCGCGGGATATTCTGTTTCGCGGAAAAGTCGATGTTCACCCGCTCTTGAACGATAATATCGGCAACCCACAGAATGAACAGCCGCGCCGGGTCCGCCGGGTACAGCGTGCGCCCGGCGATTTTTTCGTACCCCTGTATCAGCGTGTTCACGATGGTTTCCGTGTCGGTTTCGACGTAGGAAATGTCGGGGTATGTTCTACTCTTCGTTGTCAACGATATTCACCTCCAATACAGGGACCAGCAGGCCCGGCGTTTCGCCCGCTTCAAACGTGACGTTTGTTACCTCTGCCCGCGGTTCATACTCTTCTACCGCGTCCAGAACCTCCGAAATCAAGATAGATTGTGCAACCTGTATCGGCTTGTCGATGAACCGTTGCGCCAACCCAAGCCCCCTATCGAGTGGGACAGAGAATTTCGGCGTTGACACGATGATAGCGACGTTCTGCAAAACTTCCTCTTCCAGCGTTTCCGGCGCAAGGTTGAGTTTGCCGGGCGTAAAGGCTTTCACGATATATGCCATTTCCCGCCCTCCTTATCTGACTGCGTAAGACTGCATCGTAACATTCACCGACGCGACAAGCAGGTTGCCCCATCGGTCGAACCGCTTCAAGGAATTTGACAGCTTCGTAATGACCCATTTGTTCGTGCCGTAGGCTTTCGGCCCGATGACAAGTCGGTTTACTTCGCCCCGCCGCATAGCTTGAAGCAGGCTTGCAATTTCTTTGATAGGGTTTACCCCCAAGAACACGGAAAAGAACATGGTAAACGTTATCGTTTCAACGTCTGTCCCGGTGAATTCCAACAGGGGTTCCCGTAAGTGTCGGTCGTGGGTGGAATACTTCGCCGCGCTGTCCCATTTCAGACTGTCGAACGTCTTGATTTGGTCTGCGGAAACGTAGAACGTGAAGTCACCCCAATTCCCGATAAGCGCCATTGTTTATATCCCTCCAATCACGAACCCGTCGCCGTCGTCCGTCGGGATATACAGGCATAAAACATAGTCGCCCGGCGACGGCAACCACGGGGCTATTTTGACGGCGTGCGAATGGGCGGCAAAGGCGGCTTCACCGCTTCCGCCGCTTTCGCTCTCCGTCCTCTGCGCCGCTCCCTTTGCCGGAATGAACGGCGGGTTCTTGATGACCTTTAGTTCCCCCGATACAAGCGGCGATTGCCCCTTGTCCTCGAACGTGACGCGGGCGGTGCGGTTCCCGGCGTTGACCGATGAAACCCGGCCCGTCCTCACGATATTTTTCAAAACTGATAGATCGGCCATCAATACCCCTCCAATACCCGGCGTAGCGTCAAATCGGTTTTATAGCCGCTCTTTGACACGGAATGCGTCGCCGTTTCTATGATGTATTTCCCGTCGAACGCGCCGTAGCCCGATACCTGAACCGTGATGCCAGCCACAAGCCGCGCGTCCCCGGTCAGTTTGAACGATGCCTTGAATTCGCCCTTGTTCTTCTGCCGCAGGCGCTTCATTGCCAGTTGCCTGGCTTCCTCTCTGTTGGAAACCTTTTCGTTCACTTCCAGAACTTGACCGTCCTTATCCGCGTTTCGCGGGGTGTAGGTGTATTCGATGGTCTTTCCCGTCGTTGGGTCGGTATAGGAAACGTGGCACTTGCCATATGACGCGTCGTGCAAGCTGGTTGAAAAGGACCACGAACTAACGTCCGCCGTCCCGCGCTTGATGACGCGCACCGCGTCTTTCTGCTCATAAGCCGCCGCGTCGAAAAGAACGATGATTTTTGCGGTAACTTTCAGGCTGATTCCCGCGGCCTTGCAAAGCCGTTGAAGAAAGGTGATGTCCGATTCCTGTATCTGCTCTTTCCGGGTATACAGAGGGTCGAACGCGGATTCAAACATACAGGTAAGCCCGTTTTTGCCCGCAATTTCCTTTGCGATGCTGGAAAGCGTGTAGTTCTCCCATGCTTTCGTTTTCTTCTGCGTCCGCACGGTGGACTTGTAGGGAATGGACCCGGCCTTGATGGTCGCTTTTGCGGGCGGGCCGCTCCCGTCCACGGTGTCGATTTCAAAAACGCCACAGTCAAGCACACGGTCTTTCCCGTTGGATTCCCAATTCTTTTGAACGATGACGGCGGAGATTTCCACGCCCTTTGACGCGCCGGGTGTGTTCAGCCAGTTTCCCAGCCACACGCCCTCGCGGTCATCAAGCGATAGTTGCAGGTCGTCCGTTTTATCCTCTTCGTTGTCCGTGTAGGTCAGCGAAAGAAGATGCTTGTTTATGTCGGTCGAAATGTCCACCCCCGCAAAGGTCAGGCGGACAGCGGTTCTTCGTGCATTCATTCGGCAGTCCCTCGCTTCCACGGCGGCAGGTCAGAGGAAACCCGCGTTTCCGGCTCTGGAACTGTCAGTGTGATTCCGGCGGGAAAAACGAAAGTGCGGCGGTACTGCGGGTTCAACTTCATAAGTCGGTCTGTGTAGGCTTCGTCGCCCAATGTCTTATAGGCGATGCCGTCCCACATATCCCCGGCTATTGTGGTGTATTTAGTCATAGTTCCGCCGCCTTTCGTCGTCCTGTCTTTGCCGCTCCCGCTCGTCGATTTCGTCCAACAACTCTTCGTCGTGGCGGCGTAGCATTTCTTCAATGTCCTGTGCCTGCGCGTCGTTTCCGACGTGGAACACGGGTGCGCTGTGAATGACGACGGACGTTCTGCCGTCGCCTGCGTTCAGGGTCGGTGCGGCAACGCTGGGCGCTCCCGCATAGGCCAGTTGATACGGCGCGGCCCCTGCGGTGCGAATAGCGTTTACCGTGTCCGCAAGATTGCGGAAGATGCTTCCCGTCTGCGCCGCGGTGAATACGCTTCGGTTCTTTGCGTTGGTGATAAGTTCCGCGCCCTGCTCACCAGCTATGAACGTGTCCGGCGTGCTGTCTGTACCTGTTGCAAATTGCGGTATTAACGGAATGTTGATGCCCTTTCCGCCGATGCCGGGGACCCAATCAGGGATTTTCAGCTTGTTCAAGCCGGAAATCGCGCCGTTTACAAGGCTGATAATGCCGTTCAGTACGCCGCTTGCAATGCTCTTTAGAGAATTCCAAACGCCGCTGAATATGCTTTTCACGCCCTCCCAAACACGGGTCCAATCTCCCGTGAAGATGCCTGCGAAAACGTCTACAAGGCCCTTTATCGCTGTCAGCGCACCAGATACAACGCCCTTGATGGTTTCAAGCGCAACGCCGATGATGCTTTGTATCGTCGGCATAAGGAATTGAATAACTGCCATGATTGCCGTTGCAATGGTGGAAACCACTTCCGCAAGTCCTTGCAGGATAGAAGCGATAGTCGGTGCCCACTCTGCGAACGCCTGCGCGATCTGCGGAAGCACGGTCCCGACGATGAAAGAAAAGATTTGCTCCACAATCGGGCGAACATAGGTGTTCACAAACTCGATGAACCCGGAAAGAATATTCCAGACGGTTTGTAAAATCGTAATGGCCCCGTCGATAACGCCCGTTGCTTCCTCTCCGAACAGGTTTATCAGGAATTGCCGTGCGCCGCCCAAGTTGCCGTCCGTGAAGACGTTGCGTATCGTATCGCTGATGTTTGTTATTGCCGCAACCACCTTGTCGAAAATGACAAGTCCAGCGTCACCGAACACCCGGCCTACGACTTCGCGCACCTTGTCCAGATTGTCCCGTAGGATTTGGACCGCGGCAACGATCAGCGAAATAACGCCCACCACGGGAAGCACTTTGCCAAGAATGCCGCTGAACGGCCCCAAGACAGCGCCGCCCAGCTTTTGAAGCGGGGCAATCAGGGTTCCTATTTTCCCGAAACCCTTTCCGATAACGGAACCGATTTTACCCAGCGGACCCGCCGCAACAGCGGTCCCGGCCTTGCCTAATATATTGGTGATTGTCCCGGCAACGCCTGTGAATGCCCGCGTCGCAACGCCGCCCATTCCCGAAAACAGCTTCGAGAATACGCCGCCCGCCGCGCCGCCGATTTTGGAGAACGCGCCGCCGATTTTTGTTCCGCTGAACATTTGCCCGAACGCGCGGCCTACACCGCCCGCCGCGGACCCAATGCCGCCGAAATACCCGGTCACGCTCTTTGCAACGCCCTTGACCTTTCCTGCGAACCCGACGGCTTCCACGCCTGCAAGTGCTGTCTTTCCCTTGAAAAGCGCCATGACCTTTTGAATAGTCAGCACGCCGCCTTTTAGTTCAAGAAAGCCCAACTTTGCAGTCAGGGCCGCGGCCTTGAATGCCAACAGCCCCGCCGTCACCTTTACGATGGTCCGCACAAGTTCCGGGTTTGCGTTGATAAATTCCGTCAGTTTGGAAATCAGTTCGGCGGCTTTCTCCGCTCCCTGTGTGAATGTCGGTAACAGCGCGTCGCCCAGCGCGATTTGCAGGCCCTCGAATGCGGATTTCAGCAGGGTAACTTTACCCTCGAAATTGTCCAGCTTGATTTGTGCCATGCGCTCCGCCGCGCCTGCGGCGTTGTTGACCGAATCGGACAGTTTCTTGAAATCGGCGTCGCTTGCGTTTACGATAGCAAGCATACCTGCGAAAGACTCTTTGCCGAAAATGGCGGTAGCCGCCGCCACCTGTTCGGATTCGGAAAGCCCGCCCAAACTGGACCGCAGATTGTCGATGACCTCGCGGAACGTCTTCATGCTTCCGTCCGCATTCGTCAGGCTGATTCCGTACTTGTCCATGTATGCTTGCATTTGCTTTGTTGGCTTTGCCATGTTAGCAAGGGCCGTCTTTAGGCTTGTGCCTGCGACTTCTGCCTTGATGGACGCATTCGCCATCAAGCCGATTCCAAGTGACATATCTTCCACAGAGTAGCCCAACGCGCCCGCCACGGGCGCTACTTTCTGGAACGTCGCGCCCATCATGGAAACGTTGGTGTTCGCGTTGGAAGATGCCTGCGCGAGTACGTCCGCAAAGCGCCCGGACTGGTCCGCCGTCATGTTGAACGCTGTCAGTGCGTCCGTTACAATGTCGGAAACCTGCCCCAAGTCTTCGCCGGACGCGGCGGCAAGGTTCATAATGCCGGGCAAGCCGCCCAACATTTGGTCGGTCTTCCAACCTGCCATAGCCATATATTCAAGGGCTTTTCCGGCTTCAACTGCGGTGAACTTCGTTGTCGCGCCCATGTGCTTCGCTTCCTCTGAAAGCCGCTTCATATCCTCCGCCGATGCGCTGGAAATGGCCTTGACGGTTGACATTTGGGCTTCAAATTCAGCAGCCTTTTTCACGGGTCCGGCATAGATAGCGCCGCCCAGCGCGGCAAGGGTCCCAAGCGTTCCCGCAAGCTGTGTCTTCGTTTTTGAGATTGCCGCGTTGTTCTGCTCAAGGGCGGCGCTTACCTTTGCCAATTCCTCTTGACTTTTCTTTACCTTGTCATAGGTCTTTGCAAGCCGTTCATTCTCCGCGCTCAAATTCGCCGTGTTAACGCCTGCGGCGGACAGTTCGGAACCAAGCGTCTGCAACCGCTGTTCCTGCGCTTCGATTTTCGCAGTTGTCGCGGCGATCTGCTTTTCATTCTTCGCCATCTTCTGCCGCAGTTCTTCCGACGGGGCGGCGGTTTCGCTCATTTCCCGTTGGAGTTTGTCATGCTCTGCGGTCAGGCGTTCCAGCTTTTGACGGTTCGATTCAAGGGCGGCTTCCTGTTTTTTGTAAGCGTCGATTTTCCCGGTGATGGAATTTAGCTTCGTTAGGCTGTTCTGCATTTGCTTCGTGGTGTTCAACGCGCTTTGAAAAACCGTGTTGAAGTTGCCGCCCAAAGCCGCTTGCAGTTTGAAAAGCAGTTCATATTCTTTTCGTCCAGCCAAATTCACCACCCCTTTTCGTCTATTTCTGTTTCGCGGCGGCGTTTATGTCCTCAATCCACGCCGTAATTTCCGTCATGTTCATATCAAGCCAGAACGGGACGGGCGTATACGTTGCCTGCGCCAGCTTGAAGCACTCCCGCCGCCACCACTTCGCCGGGCTTTTTAATAGCCCGTGTCGATTAAAAAACTCCTTGCCGCGTTGGTGATGCGGTTAAAGTCCTTGATAGGCATAGCGTCGAGAACGTCGCTACCGATACCCGCGGCCTTTGCCGCCATTTTCGCCTGAAAACTCCGGGACACTTCCGGCGCAAGGCAGTATTCATTGTTCATCTGCATTTCGGTTTCGATAGAAACCATGTCGCGGCCCGTCATTTTCTCGAAATCGAACGTCAGGGTCGTATAGGTTTCGCCTGCGTACTCGAAAGGCTTCTTGAACGTGTGCGTATAAACGCCTGCGTCAGCCTGTACGGGTTCGTTTACGGCTTCCGCGGTCATATCATGGGTGACAGCTTCCGCCGCGCCTGCGGCGTTCTGTGCGCTCTCTGCGGCGGTGTTTTTGATGTTCTCACTCATTGTCAATTCCTCCGATTTAGAAATTCATATTTTCAGATACAGAAAAGGGCATAATAAAACCCAGCGGGAAGCCCCGCCGGGTTTTACTTGCCAAGTGCCTTTCGCACGTCTTCGAGGTAATCAACGCCGTTGACGTAGTAGATAAAGTTCAGAATGTCGATTTCCAGAACCTTTTTACCGTCGATGTACGTTGCGTAGTAGGTCACGGGATATTCGCCGGACGCTTCCGCGGAAGATGCCGGGGCCAGCTTGCCGGGGGCAAACTTTTTCGGATTGACGACAAGGACGTGTTTCACGGCCTGCTGGACATAGCGGCCCGTGCTGTTATCCCAAGACTGCTGGGCCGCCCGCAAATCAAGCTGGTGCTTGCGCGGCTCTGCCAGCTTGATAGCGTCCGTAGTGACGGAACGGAAATTCAGGGTCAGGGACATAGCTTCAAGGTGTCCGACAAACGTTCCATCGAACGTACCTGCGATGCCCGCTCCCTTGACCTCTTCCGAAATCTGCGTGATTTCAGGCAGTGTGACTTCTGCCATGCCGTAATATTCGGTCGCGTCCTCATATACGGCAAAGTTGGTTACGCCGTTTTCGATTTTCATTGCTCTTTACCTCCTTACGCCGACAGCGCCGCGGTCACATAGTCCGCGTCGTATTCAAGGACGAATTCGCATTCCCTCATGGGGCTTGCGGGGGTCATGTAGATATGGAAAACAGCCTTGCCCGCCATAAGTGCGGTCGTGCTGTTCTCTTCGTCCAGAAACTCCACGCGTGCGCCCAACAGCTTTTCTTCCGAAACAAGGCCGTTCAGCCAAATGTTGACGGAATCAACGATGCTGTCGATAAGGCGGCGCGTCATTTTCTTGTCGATCTTACTCCAATAAGTAAGAATGACAGAACGGGCAACCCAACCGAACATACGGGAAACGGAAATGAAGTAGTTCTTCACGTCCGTATCGGCGGGGAAACAGGCGGTTTCGTCGCCCCACAGCACATAGCTTCCAATGAAGTTCAGCGCCGTAACGATACCGTTACTGTTCAGGTAGTTTGCCTGCGCGAGATCGAGAAGCACAGTCGTTCCGTCCGCAAGCATAGCGCGGTCGATCTGCAAGGACTTGTTCGACGGGCTTTCCGCCGGGCAACCGCCGTTGTCCGAATCGGTCTTTCCCATCAGGCCCGCGGCGTGGACGGACGCATGAAACGCACGGTCGCCCAGCCCGAACATAGGCCAGCAGAGAATTTCCGCCTTGCTGTTCATGTTCTGTGCTTTCTTCCATGCGGGAACGTCCGCATAGTGGCGAACGGTGTTGGTGTCCGCGTCGATCAGGGCTTTTGCACCCGTGAACACGGTGTTGATTGCGTCCGCCTTTGCAGTCATAACCGCCGCGACGTTGGATTTGTCGGACCAGCCGGGGGCAACGATAAGGTCGGGGACGATGCCGTATTTCGGAAAAACCTTGTCGATCAGTTCAAGACCGGAATACTTCTTCGTGCTGGTATCGAAACCGCCGATAATGTCGTTTTCGTTGATTTTGGAGGGGTCCACCGCGTCGAACGTGATTGTCAGTTCTCCCGTTTCAGCGGGAATACTGCCGCCGTCCAGAACTTCAAGAATCAGGTTTTCGCCCTCATAGAAAAGTTCATAGTCGGTCCCGGCGGTGTAGCTTGTCACCTTGACCGTGTTTTTCAGGGCTTCGAGGGGAAGCAGAACTTTTCCGTCTGCGACGGGGTAGTTCTGTTCTGCGACGCTCTTCTTGTGCTTCGCAGGGTCAAGCACGTTCACGAACACCACAGGGGCCACGCCGTACAGCTTGAACTGCGAATAGATAGCTTCGCAGATTGTGTACTTCTCCCAATCGTCGCTATACCCCAAAGCGGCGACGGCTTCCGCGTAAGACTGACACATGATAGGGTCGTTCGGTGCGCCGCCCACGGTATGACCGGGGGCCGCGCCGACGACGAACGCAATACCAGAATCGGCGGTTACAGGGGTAGAAATCGACGTGTCGTTCTGACGCGTCGAAACGCCGTGAAAATAGTTTGCCATCGTTTATACCTCCTTGTTTCCTCGCATTGTCGAAACAATGTCGTTGTAATACTTGTGCGCGATATTGCCGGGGGTCTTGACCTTTGCGGCAAACGCGGAAAGCCGCTCCACGGGAACGATCAGACGTTCCGCCTGCGGGTAGTCTTCCAGCACGTCCGCAAGGTAGGCTTTCACGTCCTCGAACGTACCGTTGAATACGGCGTGTTCTTTCAAGCGTCCGTGCGGGAGGGAGGGACCGGCATACACGAACAGGCCGTAGCCCTCCGGGGCGGCTTCCTGCGCGTCCTCTGCGGGCGGCTCTGTGTCGCTGTCCCCGGTAGTGCTTTCCTCGCCGTCCTGCGGCTCCTGTGTCGCTTCGTCGCCCGCCGCCGGGTCGTTACCCTCCGGGGTCGTTTCTGCGCCGTCCTGCGGCTCCTGTGTTGCTTCGTCGCCCTCCGCCGGGTCGTTACCCTCCGGGGGCGTTTCTGCGCCGTCTTGCGGCTCCTGTGCGCCCTCTGCGGCGCGTGCCTGTTCCAGCAGTTTTAGAATGTCGTTTTTCTTCATGCTGTCGTCGGCTTCGATGCCGTGTTCCGCGGCAATTTCCAGCAGTTCGTTTTTGCTCATGCTGGACTTGAATTCTACTGCCATATCTGTTGAACCTCACTTTCGATAATCGGCATGGTCCATTTCGTCATCATTTCGCCCAAATAGTAAGGGGCTGTGCTGTCCGGGTACACAATCATTTCAAGTGGAGATTTCAAGACGAACTGCCCGCCGACAACGCCATCTTTCAGCAGGGCGACACGAATTCGCGTCAGCAGGTTCAAGACGCACATTGCGCCCTCGCTTTCGTCCTCCGAATAGGTGGCGGCGACGATACGCACGATGCATTCGCTTTCCGGGTCCTGTCCCTGTTCCTGCGTGTCGGTGCTTTTGATGTACTGCAACAGCAGGTAGGGGACCCGCTCCGTTTGCGCGGTTTTGTTCGGCAGGCGCATTTTGTAGACCTCCGCCGCGCGTTCCTTGTTCTCTCCACTCTTGCGGTCCACCCGGACGGGTAAAAGAATGTCTTTTGTTTCTTGCTTCACAAACGCTTCCAGCGCGTCAAGCAGTTGTAAAGGTGTCATGCGTTCAACCTCCGTACCCGTTCAGAATGCGGGTGATTTCGTGTTCAACGCGCTTGTTGATGACCTCTTGTGCCTTTTCCTCCACGTCGGCAAGAACGATACTGTTTCCCGCCATCTGTGCCGTAGACGGTCCCATGAACTCGCTGATAGGCAGGCGCTTTGAACCGTCGCGCTCGAACATACCTGTATGTCCGCTTTGCATTCTCGCAATGAACGCGTCTTGAAACGGCGTGCGCCCGTTTCCGGCAAGCACCGCCGCCGACACGGTAGCCCGTTGGATAGGAATTGTCGGCGATACGTTGAAGCGGTATAGCGGTATCTTGTGGCCCGCAAACAGAACAGTTCCGACAATTCCGCCGTCGCTGGACTGTGTGCGGACCTTGATTGTCGTTTCCGCCCGGACGTTCTGCCGCGTGATTGCATAAACGGTCGTGATGCCCTTTAGGGTTTCAGAACGAACAGTGTTGTTCGCCCGGCGGATAGTGCTTGACAGCGCCTTTTCTATGCCGCCGGGAACACCCGATAAAATCAGGTTGACCCGCTCGATCTGTTCGGCTGTAATAGTAATCATTCGGTCAGCATCTCCAAATAAAGAACGATTTCCCCGGCTTCCGGGTGAACCTTTGTGATTTGGTAAATGTGGTCGCCGATTTCCATATTCAGGCCCTTTTGTGGAATTGTCTTCAACAGGGATAGCGGGACATATACAACAAGGTCAACAAGAACCAAGCCGTCTACATGGTCCGTAGACGGCTTTTTCCTGTCCTGTGCGCCGCCGTCATCAATGACGACAGGGCCTTTGTAGCGCACCCCGTCAATCCAGAATTCCATAACGTCGGCGTGTTCGCGGGCGTTATGGAATACCGCTGTAAGGTCCCGTTCAACCTGCGCTTTGAAGTTCATTACAGGACCTTTGCAACGTACCAGCTATTGACCTCATGGGGAACGGTCAGCGGCTTACTGTTGACTTGCAGGAAGCGGCGGTCCGGGCGGCGCTCAACCCACGTCTGCGGCACGCGGTCGCCCTCCACGGTAACAAACGTCTTACCCTCTTCGGGAATCATGGTGATTGCGCCGTAGTAGATGGAATACTCCGCTTCGGTAGACAGCAGGGCAAGCGTGCCGTCGGGAACAAGCGGCTTCTGCGTCGGTGCGTTGGGGTTGGTCCAGTTGTCCAGATACCACTCGTTATACTGGTAGATGTCAAGGCCCAGCTTGTGAATAGTGCCGATGTAGGTAAGGCCGTTCGGCAGTTCGCGGGGCTTGATGACTGCCAAATCATAGGCGCGAACGTCCAAAACGGACTTGACCTTTGCGTTGTTCACAAAAGCGTTCGCAACGTCCTTTGCCATGATGCAGATATTGCAGTTCACAAAGCCCTCTTTCTGGACGGCTTCGCGCCATCGCTCCAAATCGCCCAGCGGGTCGGAAGTATCAGCGTCCCACTTCTTTTCGGCACTGACGATGGTTTCCTTGTTGGTGAAGTCAAAGTCGATAACTTCGTTCAGGCCCTCGCCGATAATGGGAATCTGCCCGGTGAAAATGGCGGTAGCCGCCATCCACTCTTCGCGGCGCACGATCATTTCGTTCAGTTCGCGCAGGTCGTCCGCCAGCTTCTCAACAGCACGCTCCGCGGGGGTCCTGCCGCTGTACGGGTTTTCACCCGCAGAACGGTTCAGCAGGTCGTCAACGGTGGTGATTTTGTCAGGGGCCAGCAGAACGGGGGTGTAAGTCTTCGTCTGATAGCCGCTGTTCGGAACCACCTTGCCACCGACTTTCGGGTGAACGAACGGTGCGAGGGCGCGGCTTCCTTTCTTGAAGTCAACGTCAACGCTCTTCGTGGGGAAAGTGCGGCGGTTCTTGAACAGGGTATCTCGGAAAAAAGTATGCACGGGGGGCATTCTGGTAATCAGCTTACCCAGCGTGCGCGGGGTGTAAATAGTTGTTTCGATAGCCATTTCTCTTTGCTCCTTTACTTCAAAAAGATTCCGATATTGCGGAACGCCTTTGCCAGCGTATCGGCGGTCACGCCCTCCGGCAAGGTGATAGCGTCCGCGAAAAATTCGCCCGTCAGGTAGACGACGACTTCTTCCGCGGCTTCTGCGGCGGTTGCGGCGATGCCGTAAATGCCCGCCGTGGTGTTCTCATACTCGGACTTCGCCGGGGTGCTTGTGCCGCTCACGGCTTCGCTTGCGGCGACTTTTACAACGGGTTCAATGCCGTTGTCCGTCAGCTTGACGGGTTCGTACTGCTTGACGCTCTTCCCGGCGGCAACGGCCTTGACCGCCGTAACAACGGGGTATTCTCCGGCGAAAAACTTCACGGGTACGCTCTGGTCTTTCTGGATTTCGTACATATGGTGCTTCCTCCTTTACTTCGTCGCAGGGAACAGCTTGTCAATGGCCTTGTCAACGTCATTGTCTCCGCCGCCATCGCCCGCGCCCTCATGTGCGCCCGCTCCAACGTCGCCCGCACCGCTCTTCTGCGCGTCGTCGTCGCGGTTCTTGATGTAAGTTCCGCCCTGCTTCTTCTGCGCGGCAACGATAGCTTTTGCCACGTCACCCGCCGCAATGGGGTTGTTGAACTTCGCGTCGTTTACGATGCTCTCATAGCCCGCAAGCGCCACGTCTTCAATGTCCTGAATGCGCTTGCGCTCCGCGGT